GTCTTAGAGAATTCGACATTGTCACCGCTTGGGTCCCAAACTACCACGCATGGACCTAAATCACGATTTGGTGCACTCATTTATACCTCCAAAAAATTTATTGATTTCTCGGAGGTAAATTGGCACAATAAAAAAAGCCTTTGCTTCTCTTGGTGCGTCCAATTTCACCTCCAAAAGTAAAGGTCAGGGAGGGGTGACGGCCCCTTCCGTCCCCTTATTTACTTCTTATCTTAAACTGAAAATTACAGCTAAATTCATATCTTCCTTTGTCATCCTGGCCAATATATACAGGATCGCTACTTGGCTCTATTACCATAGCCACATATTCATCACCGGTAATATTTGGCAGTGTCCAGCCAGCTGATCCTTTTGGATAATCCCTATAGATAGCATCATATACAGCCCAGGCTCTTGTTCTGGCTGTAAAGTAAGTAGTTCCCCTTGATATTACTTGTATGGCCTTATCTACTCGGTCAGGTAAGTCTGGATAAATACTTCCGCCCGCCGTCTCTAAAACCACATCACAGTTATCAGGTGCATCTTGGGGCCGATGACCACAATACAAATCTGTTCCAATTGTGAGACCTGCTTTTGTAGCAATGAAGGACGAAACCTCTTTTATCATTTTCCTGACCTCTTGATTGTTTCAGCCACAATCCAGGCGTATTTGTCTTTATATTTAATCATTTTAGATTCAAGATATTTCGGCCCCGGCTGCGTTGCCCCCTTTGTCACGGTATACTTATAAGTACCAGGTGGTACTTCATGGTGGCGATGTGCATATCTGATATTGAATCCCGCCGTTACTGATATGCCTCCCATCGCCTTTTTGGGTTTTTCTACTATTCTCGAACCCCATAAATCACCCATATCTTTGGGTGCTTGAGGTGGCTTGGTAATTGCATCATGCAGCATTTCGTTGGCCGCATCGTATATTCCCTTCTCGGCCGCATCGGGAATAGTCTGCTCCGTTATTTTCTTGACGCCCCTCTCAAACTCTTTCATGTCCAGAAAAAAGCCGCCTTTGCTCATGCTAAATATAGCTCCTGAAAGATTACTGAAAAATCCTTACCCTCTCTTATGTCTAAAATGGTATATTCAATGCCATCTATCTTAACCCTATCTTTATGGGTTAAATTGCCATCATAAAGGATGTAAACCTTACCTCTTGAGACAACCTGTTCACCTGCGATATCCCTGATAAGCCTTGTTTTCCATTCCACATAACCTTTAACTTCTATCTGTGTGGGAGTCAAAGGTTCACCCCAAGAGTCCTCACCAGCATCCCGAAGGATGGTTATTGTATCCACACAATACGCCTCTATCATCCAAATCTCTCCCTTGCCTCAAGTGCTACTTCTGACGTGGGTGAAATACTATGCTGGCAGCGAGGATGCATCCAGCTATCATCGAATAATGGATAATGAGGATGTTTACCTGATAAAGAATAAACCTGTCCTTCATGAGGTAAGCAAATTTCACATTTTGTACCATGACTTGAAACTTCTACCAAATCATTATCATATTGATTACAGATATTCTTGACCGCTTCAGTTTGGACATGCCTTAGCCTTGTTCTGGCTACTAATTGAGAATATTTCCGTAAGTTATAATTACGACCATTAATATTGATATATTTAGCATCGCCAAACTTCTGCCTGAAATGTTCCCTTATGGCCTTATAGGCATACTGCCTAGTTTCGCCTTCTGCCATAGCTTCATCCAGAAGGCCAGCGATGATTTCCTCATCTCTTAGATCAAAGGCCTGAAACTGTGAAAGTCCTTGATTCGCCTGCCTGGCCAGATAGAGGAAAGTTGCTATATTCGTCTTAATGCTCATATTTGCTCTTATAAGGTCATTCATGGTTGCGTTCTCATAATTGCCAATTGTTCGACTGTGTGTCTTTTCTGGATATTCAATATTTTTCTTAGCCCCTAAAATTTCAAGCTTCACCCTGGATACATCACGAGCTTTCTTATAGGCCATAGGGACGGATTCTTTCACCCATCTTATCGCCGCTCTATTAAGCCTGCTTATTATGCGGTCAATATTTTTTTGAAGCCTCATCGCCCTTATCTCTTGATAATCTCCAATATCGAAGGAGAAAAGCTCTTTTGTAATCTCTTTCTCTGCTTGTCGATAAATCTTTTCAAGCTCATTTGTCTTTTCCCTTAGCGGTATAAGTCCTTGTCGTCTTGCCATTCACAGATCCACCACATCCTCATTGGCTTTCTCATCTTCATCCCTATCTATATCCACAACCCCAAAGGCCTGGGCTGTCTTGAAATCATTTAGAAGCGTATCCACAAATGGCGGCACTGGAAGGCTCATTAAATCATTCCTTCTATCTTCATCGGCCAGGTGCTGTGCCAGATAGTAGGCCATCTCACCGTTAACCTTTTTGAGGATGGTTAACTGAGCCGCCGTAGCATTTGCATAAGTCGGCACATTATATCTTGGGTCGTAATAGATGCGGTTATAGGCGTTCTTTACGGCCTTAGTTTTGGTGGCATCATCTGATAGGACATCCCAAGCTGTTGTTACCAATCGTTCGCCTGTAAAGTAGGATTTAGCATCGTCAAGGCTATCAAACCATCCTAAGCTCATTTTATTACCTCATTTATATGTATATTTTTTTCTTAACGACCATTTAAAACGGAACATATAATCTCCTTCAGCATAAAGCTTGGAAATTACATTACCATTGGCATCATAAGCAAGTTTACATATTTGCCAGCCTTCATCTGTTTCTAATGTATTGGGATTTGCCCTCCCAATATAAATAGGATTTTTTGTGCCTTCATAATCATATTTGATGATAACCCCATTATTTACCATTTAATCCCCCATGAATATCCTCATTTTATTTTCTAAATCCAAAAGCGTGTCTTGGATGTGAGAATTAAACTGTTCTAAGGAATAATATTTTCTATCTTTAGTCTCGTTTATCTTTTCAAGCGAAATATCATTTTTGCTTATATCGTTAACCCCAAAATAGTTGAGCAAATCTATTAAATAATCAATATCGCTGGTCATACGCTTGAAATCTATGGTCAGAAATCTATTCAATGCCGAATAGTACAGAAGCCTAATTATGCTCCGTTCAAGGTCTTTCAAATCTTCTGCCCATTTTTCTTTAGGATGCCTGTTGGCTATAGACATCCAAATGGCTATCGGGCTTCTTAGAATTACACCATATTTCTCCACTTTTATCTCATCCGCCTTATATCTAAGATAGGAATTAACCTCTCCATAATAATCTTGATTGAAACGACCCTGGACTTCTTTTAGATTTATATCCATATCAGCCGAACCGTTTGGCTCATGCTTTACTGTCCATACTCTTGACATATTCATAAGCGTTGCAAGAAACTTTGTTCCACTTCGACCCATCGCTGTAATCAAGAAATTATTCATCTGTAGTTCCTTAGATAATATTCCTTATAGAATTTCTCCCTGATTGCCTTTGCTTTGGGATTATGAAAAAGACAATCTTTATCATTGCATTCAGGCAAATTTTCATAGTTCTTGGTAGGGATGACCCATTTCCTGATATAGGGAAAGGCCTTCATCTGCCAGAATAAATCCTCAATTGGACTATCGCAGCCCCTTAAATCAAAAGCCAGATTGTCTCTTGAGGTGAATGTACAGACCCCGACAAAATCGACCTCGGTCATCTCTTTAACCTCAGAAGCCTTGAAAAATTGTGTATTCTTATAATAGCTTTCACCATTAAACTTTCTTCCAATTAGCCCCAGAATCCCGCCGTTTTGCCAATACCAGTTATCAAGGAAGTCTCCTACAAGGCCAGGTTTGGGAAGCAGGTCATCATCGGCCTTTATCACATAATCGCCGTTGGTCAATAAGGCTGCGGCGTGACGGGCTTTATTCCCAATATCAGGACTGATTTGAATATGAGTGATAGGTAAAGCTGTCTTAAATTCCCCCCCACTACAATCAGCCAAAAAAACCTCATTCGCTTGATCCAGCCAGGCCTTAAGTATCCATTCAAGATTCTTAAGTCTTCTGTAGGTTACAACCACAACACTGACTATCATTGATCTCCCCAA